TTTGTTTTGAAACTTTAATCGCAGAACTCTTATAAGTATCTAAATACCCTTGTTGCTTTACTGTAAGCTTCTGACCAGCTTTACTTTTAGCTGTAAGGAATTTAAACTTATGCTCTTTTTTAACAGATATAGAAGCACTGCCAATTCCTTGTTGTTTTTTATACGCTACCCATGACTGAGGTTTAGCGACGGTCTTACCGGCTTCAAATGCCAAATCTAGTTCATACAATTTTTTCTCTACTTTTTTCTGTGCTGCCTTAGACATCGTTTTAAATTGTTTTTTCTGTGGAACTGTTAAACCTTTCAAAGAAGGCTTTACAACACTTCCCTTAGTAGGAATGAAAGGTAACTTAACCCCTTCAAACTTTTCAGCAGCTTTTTTCATGAATGCTAATTGTCCCGGAGATATAGGACTCTTTGCAGCTTTCATCTTAAAATAAATGTATTTAGTCTGCGCCAAACCCCATTTATCTTTATATTTACTTTTAAAAGAACTCCACTTCGGCAATTTTTCAGGTACATTCGGAAGAGGAATGCCCTTCATCTTTGCCCATTCAGTATACTCAAAATCTGGTAATGGACATGGTTTCATCTATTCTTCAGTAAACAACTGAATCCTTTCTTAGGTTCCATGCCAATTGCTTCATCTACCTCTGGCTCGTAATCCGGAAATACCAGCATTATAGTACATCTGCAATTTATATCTTCTTCTGCTATTCCACTTAAACCTGGGCCTCTAGCCTTTGCTCCACTAGGAAGAGTAAACAATCCTTTTTTATTAGCAGGTTTTCCCTGCATACTCTTGTGTGAATCCCGTGTTCTATCATCTTTAGTAGAACGCCAAGTCCGTATAGTTTTTACTTTTAAAAGTTTAGTTGCTTCTTCCGTTTTTTCAATTGCAACCAAACGACCTTTAACCTGGGCACGATGTACTTCAGTCCTTAAGAGTTTTCTCGCACTCTTTAATCCTATGTTCATAGACTGCGTTAAATGTGTAACCATCTTCCCATAGCTATATCCTTGAATTAAGGAACGAACTACTGTATCCTTTAATCTCTGCTTTAATAACTTACCGTTAGTAGTAGTTCTAATAGGCCAATCATACGGATCTTCCAAAGCAGCTTCAATAGTATCTACAGGCAGCTTAGTAAATCCCATATTTATTCCCGTATGGTTCTCAACAGCAAATCCTGTAAAGTAGTACGAGTGTTCAAATCCTTCTTTTAAAGTTGCCCTTGTTATTCTCTTTGCTTTACCACCTAATGCATTAATCTCTGAAATTAAATCGTGTTCAATTTTCTGCATTCTATTATATTGTAGTACGTCCGCATACGTAAGCTTATCATGCTTTGAATAGAGGTTATTGAGCTTATACTTTACATTCTCCAAAGATTCCTGATAAACATGTTGCAATTGGAGCTCTTTAGTATATTGAAGGTACTCTAATCCTTCATCATTCCAATTCATCGTCCGTTTCGGCATCTATTCTTTTTAGCTCCTCATCTACATCTGGGACATTTGGTAATGTTTCAAGTACGGTACGCCTAGATGTCAGTAAACTTAATTTCTCACCTGTTTCAGCAGCTTCTTTTAACTCCATTGGAATATTTCGAGTAAATGACATCTCCACGTCTAAGTACTCAAACTTTAATCCTTTTGCTTTCCAAATGTACTCCATTATTCTGAACTGTTCCATCAGACCCTCTATTAAAGATAGCTGCTTAATAGTAGCCCTGAATTCTAAATGCAATAGCTTCCATTTTCTCGATACGCCTGATTGTGTATCTCCAGAGAATTTCTCGTCACTCATATTTACTGTCTTTGAAAAACGATAGATGTTCTCCTCTAGTCTATCAAGATGCTTGTTTATAAACTCAGCATTTATCTCCTTAACCAAGTACTTTACTTCACCGCCCTTAGGAATATTGAATGCACCTGTCAATCTGGCCTGTTCCTTTACTTTGGCATCAACCTTACAGTTCTTAAATACTTGATATGCTACTCTGTGCTCCTCAACTTCATTTTGCATGTCCGAAACAGTCTTATCATAGGCATCTATTAAGTCATCAACCTTATCAAAGTCGCCCAAACTTTCCTTATTGTTCAGGACAGGTATAAACGGTACTTCAGCAAAACCGTGGTCTTTCTCTGCTACTAATATTTCATATGCTGAATCTTTTTCCATCCACACAGTAACATTCTTTCGATCATACACTTCAGCAGTTATATACTCTACTCCGTCAACCCTTATATTCCTGTAATAATAGATAACAGCATATAAAATGTCTTCTTTCCATATGGTGATATACTTCCAATTCTCAAGGTTCTGTACACGGATATTACCGTCATCCAAGTATAACAACCTACCTGCTTCACCGCAACATGCCATTAGCTTTACAAGTTCAACATCCATTGCATGGATATTATTACGCTTTTTATAGTCTGTCAGTGTCTTAACTAAAGTATCTCCTGCATCCTTTACGGAATATGTAATAGGCTTACCAATAAGATACGCTGTTATGCTATCCACTATCTCCCCACGAAAATCATTAGGCAGTTTATTATTCTTTAGTGTCTCGTCATCAAATTTTCTGTCAAGTATTGACACGGCACCCTTATAGGTAGTATACTTAGCCTTGGCCAAAGTAGCAGTAGCAGCAACCCTGTCAATAAGGGCTTTTACTACCTTTCCGTCAAATTCTACTTCATCTATTACAGTTATCTTCATATCTTTTCAGCTGCTCCTACTAATCTCAAAGAGTTATCAAAGTAGCATAATGCTGCTGCATCTCCATAGTCACTGGACCTTTTCTCACGCTTTTTGAAAAGCTTTTTTGGTTCTATCTTAAAAGCTCCATTTGAATCCGTAATATATTTTCTTTTAGTAATATCACCAATAAGCAAAGGCTCATTACTAATATGAAAATCAGGTCTTTCAAACATTCTACGAAGACCCCAGTACATCTCAGTAATGATATCAGCATATTCTTCATCATCACTAGAGGCTTCAGCAAAATGCACACAATCAACATCATATCCTTTTTCCCTTAACATCGAACCTACGCCACTACCGATTCCTGTAGTGTCAACTTTAACGTCATCTTCTTTTACTTTGTATTTCTTAATAAGCCGGATTATTTTCCCAGCTGTAGCAGTAGGTTCCTGTTTCTCACTGACATCTATTTCAATGTCACCAAAATCATCACCTACAAATAGCACTGTTAAATCATCACCGAATTCAGCAATGTCAGCACCAATTCTTATTTTGCCGCCACGCTTTATTTTATTCTTTAGTGCACGTTGAACCCACTCAAACGGTACAATAGCATCAGCAATACTCTCACAAAACTGTGCTAATACTCTCATCTTAAAGCGCTGTGAATCAATGCCCCATTTTTGTAATCTCTCATCAATCCACCTTCGAGTAGTACATCCCGGGGGAGGATCTAAATCCTGTTCTTCATACCACCGTACCATATCTTCACAAGAAAAACAAAATGGCTTGAATAATGGGTCTACTTGAGACTCAAAAAATTCGCCTTCTGGATTCCCTGCTGTACTAATCAACAGTAACCGAGCATTAGCACCTGAGAGGCAACCTTCCAGTGCTTCATACATTTCATCCTCTACTGCTTTTGCTTCATCAATAATCAGTAAAACATTGTCACCGTGAAAACCCTCAGCATTCATCGGTTCATCTGATGAAAATCCGAACATGAACCAGTCTGGACTACCTTTCCATTCCTTTGTCAATATCCGTCCGGGGTAATCCGGGTCTAGTATTTTTGCTTTCCTAAAAGTCTTACGAATGTCAGACCAAAGTAACTTTTCAACCTGCTTACCTGTTGGTGCCGTAGTAATTACTTTTGAGGGTCTCCAACAATAAGAGAACCACAATGCTGCATTTGCTGCTGAGAATGTTTTCTGTGTACCGTGTCCTGCTACCACTGATACTCTAGCATTTGGTTTTGCTGCTAAAGCATTAACAGCATCCTGTGCACCACCCCATAATCTTGTGCCTAATTTCTCTTTGAAAAAGAGTTCAGGTTGTGCTCTATATAATAATGTACGCGTGCCTACGCGATTCAATTTACGTTGTAAACCTAAATTCACTTGCTGAAATATTTTTCGGCTAAGACGCTTTGTTTGCATTTGGCACCGCTATATTTTCAAGGTCATCCTGTATCTTACCTAAGATTTTCTCATCCTTAATGTGCGATGCTACTATCACTACAAATTGTTCTGCTATAACTGCTATCTGCTCAATATTCACAGATGATTCTGTATCCTTTTCAATCCTTGACATTGTTCCAGCGATCTTGGAGATATCAGCATCAATCATTAGAATACTACAACTGTTTGTCGCGTCAATGTTCTCCAATCTCTCTGTTATTGCACTAAGTAAAGTTCGCATTAAAGCAAGCTCTTCACCGAGGTCTAACCGATCAGGGTCTGATGCAAATTCTTCAAATAGTTCTTTTAATCGTTTGGACTTAAAACCATATTTCCGTTTCCTGTTCACGCTACCTCGCCTTCCAGCACCATGAAAACTGCAGACCTCCATACCTTGTGCTGCCCAGTTCTTACAGCGTTTTCCTTTCTTAATTGCTTTACAGCGTTTTCCTTTTTCAGAATCATAC